GGTGTATCACGACATTGGAACTATGCAAGTACCCAACTACCTACACCACAGCAAGAAAGCACAGAAGCCTACCAAAAAGCCACAAGCTCTACGGGCAGCCAAGAAACGTGCCAAAATGCTAATTAAAAAACTACGTTCACAATCATGACACCACTATACCGCTACTATTGTGCCGACACTAACGACGGCAAGAACTTTTGCTTTATGGCATCAGACGACATGGAAGCTGCTTACAGAGCAGATACTATGGCGAAGGAGTGGTACAATACCACCCTCAAGGACGTATACCTTGACAAACACAACAATCCAAACAGACGATACAGACCTTATGACCAAGAAATACTTTCCCAACAACTGGAATAGAATATCCAAAGTACCACATCAGTATTTTGAGTCTATTGAGTACGATGACTTTATGGATTGGAAGATGAACGGCTGGGAGATTGCAGGCTCTCATGAATGCATTATCCGTACAATCGACTGTAAGACAGGTAAAGTTAAGGAATATGTCTATCAACGCAAGTCTGCTGCACGCAAGAGAATGTTAAAACTTCTCAATGAGCAGAAACATGAGATACTTATATGCACACATGATAACATACAACACTTAAAACCAGAAAAATACATTACAGAACATGATGAAGACAACTTCTATACCCAGTAGTGACATCTACACCTACCACAAACAAGCACTAGATATGTTAAAAACAGATCACCCTCATTACGATGAGATTAAAAAGCACCTACTCTCACAGATACAAGATGAACTATCGGACAGATATAACACAAAACCAAATAGAGCAGCAGATCCTATTAGAAAGATCACAGATTTCTCAGGGACTCAAGAGACTGCGTGACCAGACACTCAAGTTAGAACAACAGAACTATGCCTCAGCTAGCGTATATGGTATAGCCTCGTTACAAACTTTGTTACCTTTGGTCGTAGATAAGATACTCACAACTAATACTAAGATCCATCAAGGCAAGTATGGTGCTGCCTTCAAGGACATACACATATACTTAGCTTCAATCGAGCCACTTGCTGCAGCAGGCATAGCTTGTAAAATTACATTTGATAAAGTCTTTGGTTACAAAGAGGGTTGTAACATAGCTACCAATGTATGCGAAGCCATCGGCAGAGCTATCGAGGATGAGTGCACCATGAGACACTATGAATCTAATGCACCAGCTCTACTCAAGACACTCAAGGACAACTATTGGCACAAAGCTATAGGTACACAGCAGAAACTTACTGTTATCAAGACGTTGATGAACAGATATAAGGTAGCTTCATGGTCAAACTGGAGCAGAGCTATACGTATCAAGCTAGGTGCATGGTTACTTGACTGCATTATGCAAGCAAGCGGTTGGTTTTACAAGCAGAGACTACGTACAGGTCGTAAGACTACGGTGTACATAGCACCAACAGCTGAGTTCATGGACATCAAGGATGAAGTCATGGCAAATGCAGAGATATTTTCACCTCTTGCATGGCCGATGCTGATACCTCCAAAGGACTGGTCTAATACATCTGCAGGCGGATACATCTTGAATGAGCTAATGCAAGGCCACGACATGGTTAGAAGGGGCGATCCCTCCCGTATACAGGGGGAAATACCTATAGCTTTTCTCAATAAAATACAACAGGTAAAATATCGGTTAAACCCGTTCATAGTAGACACTGCTATGCTGTTAGAGAATAAAGGTGTTAGTGTAGGTAAGTTTCTCCCAATCATAGACTACGACCTACCTCCCAAGCCAGTCGACATAGCCGAGAACAAAGAGGCTCGTAAGAAGTATAGACGAGAAGCAGCTGAGGTAATGAATAAGAGAGCAGCAGAGTTCAAGAGATCTTGCCGCACACGCATGACTATGGAAGCCGTACGTAAGTTCAAGGATGTAGAGTTCTATATACCTTGGTCGTTCGACTACCGTGGTCGTGCCTATCCTATTCCCGCATTCCTCACACCGCAAGATACTGACTTTGGAAAAAGTTTACTTAATTTTGCAGATGCGGCAGTAGCTGAGACAGCTGACGTTGAGAAATGGTTAGCGTTTCAAGTAGCTACAAGTTATGGTCTTGATAAATCCACCATGGAAGATAGGCTCGAGTGGACACGTACCAACGTCTCACTTATCGCAGCAATCTCAAACAATCCCATCGCATTCCTTCCTGAGTGGGAGGTAGCTGAAGAACCTTGGCAGTTCCTAGCTGCGTGTGATGAATACTACCACGTATGTATAGCTCAAGACAGAGCGACCACATCGTTACCCGTGGCAACCGACGCTACATGCTCAGGCTTGCAGATACTTGCTGGTCTGGCTCGGGATAAGTCCACTGCCAAGCTGGTCAACGTTATTCCCTCTGATAAACCACAAGATGCGTACGCAAAGGTGGCAGAGACGGCACTAAACCTAGGAATACCAACCAGTGTGCATCCTGTATGGGATAGAAAGATAGTCAAACGTGTCGTAATGACCATCCCATACAATGCAAAACCTTTCTCTAATAGATCCTACATCAAAGATGCCTTGAAAGAGAGAGGTGTGGAGGTCGATAAGGATGACCTCACCCATATAGTCAAGACTGTCAGACAGGCTATGGACATGATTGTTCCCGGCCCGATGTCAGTGATGAAATGGATTGAAACAGAAGTGTCTCAGTCTATCAAGCGTGGAGCTACAGACGTAGAATGGGTTACACCCTCAGGATTTGTAGTGAAACAACACATCATGAAGAAGAAGGTAGAACGCCTAGACTTACAGCTACTTGGTAGATGTCAGCTATCCGTTGCAACCGAGGACAGCGACCGCATTGATCTTTCGAGACACAAGGCAGCGACTGCACCCAACCTTATTCACAGTCTCGATGCCAGCCTGCTTCACCTCTCTGTGCGTAAATTCGATTTACCGATTGCACTAATACATGACAGTGTGTTAAGCAGAGCTTGCGATATGGATAAACTATCTGCTATAATAAGGGAGACATACATGATTCTCTTTGCAGAACATGACTATCTCACAGACTTTGCATCTCAAATAGGTGCAGAGACAGAACCACCGATCATTGGCGACTTACAGCCAGAATCGGTTATTGAATCAACTTACTTTTTTTGTTAAAATGCCCAAGAACGTACACGTTACCGACGAAATCAAACTAGAAGGCTTCCAAGCCATACTTGAACCCGGCAAGTTCGGTTACTCACTCGCAGCTGTTGTTGACGAGACAGTAATTGACAAGCTAGAAACAGAGAGAGCTGATGTCCTAAAATGGGCAGAGAGCAAACTCAAGAACCCTAAGAGGGCTACACTTAAACCAACACCATGGGAAGAGGTAGCTGAGGGTAAATACAAAATCAAATTCTCATGGGGAGAAGACAAAAGACCCGGCGTCGTTGACGTAGAGGGCACACCCGTTACTGATGTTAAAACACCGCTTTATGGAGGATCTACAGTTAAACTTGGTTTCTTTCAGAAGCCGTATATACTCAGGGATGGCGTTACCTACGGAAGTTCTCTTAAACTGCTTGGTGTACAAGTTGTGGCTGTAGGAGAAGGTGCTGCTGTAGACACAGATAGCATGGATGAAGCAGCTGTAGCCGACATGTTCGGTAAGACTAATGGCTTCATCGCTGTACAGTCAGCTGTTAAACCTGAGCCAAGAGTAATAGATGCCGAAGAAGACGAAGACGAAGACTTTTAGGTCTAAGCTCGAAGAGAGTGTAGCTGCACTCCTCGATCAAGTAGGTGCTAAGTATGAGTATGAGTCATGTCAAGTGGCTTACACCATACAGCATCTATACAATCCCGATTTCATTTTGCCTAGTGGTGTTATGCTAGAGGCAAAAGGTTACTGGGATGCAGCTGACAGACGCAAGATACTAGCAGTCGTGCAAGATAATCCTCAGCTAGATCTACGCATGGTATTTCAAGCTCCTTACAATAAGATCAGCAAGAAATCCAAAACTACCTATGCTCAATGGTGCGAGAAGCACGGCATCAAGTGGGCAGCAGTACATGCAATCCCCATAGATTGGTTAATATAATGAATGAAAGCGAATTTGTGGCACACGAACCTTGTAACAACTGTGGTTCATCAGATGCTAATTCAGTTTACTCTGATGGTCACAAGTTCTGTTTTGCGTGCCAAGCATACACCCCTGCGGAAGGGGACACACTTACACCCATAATGAATAATGACAACAAACACATCAGATTCCTCGGAGAAGCAGAAGCCCTTAAAAAAAGAGGAATCAGCGAAGCAACCAACAACTTCTACAGAATCTATAGATACGGTAACACCTTACGTTTCCCATATTATACAGACAATGCAGACCTTGCTGGATTTAAAATCAAGTCTAAAAGGAAAGACTTCCATTACGAAGGACAGTCTACCAGTACACTATTTGGTCAACACTTATTTCCTACATCTGGGAAGCGAATTGTTATCACTGAAGGAGAGCTAGATGCGGCCTCTTGTTATGAGGTTATGTCAGGTTGGCCGATGGTCAGCTTACCTCATGGTGCGGCAGCGGCAAAGAAAGACCTCCAAAAAGCAATCCCCTTCTTACAGGGATACCAAGAGATCGTCCTCTTCTTCGACAACGATGAAGCAGGGCGTGAGGCCACTGAATCTGCCACGGGAATACTCCCATCTGGCCGAGTCAAAGTTGCCCGTCTCGAGAATTATAAAGATGCTTCAGACGCTCTCCAAGCTGGGGATTCTGAAAGTATCAGAAAAGCCATCTGGGACGCCAAGCCATACAGACCAGACGGAATCATAGATGGTAAGAACTTATTTGATATAGTTACTGAACCAACTAAACCATGCGATCATAAGTATCCATACTCAGGTATGAATGATATGCTACATGGTATCAG